TGGAGATTTACATTCTAAACTGCTTGGAACCATTTTATTCACTGTAAATACAAACCCCTCTGTGCCTCCTTGTTGATAGACTTGCCCAGATTGCGTATTAATCCATCTAAAAATAAATTCTCCAGAATTTACAAAATAACTCTTTTCTTTTTCTTTATGAAAAACAAAATCTGTCTTAGAAGGTTTTTCAAACACATGTATAATTCCGCCATGCGACTTTTGCTCTGCCCATACAAGCATGTACCCGTATTCTGTTTTATGTACTTTGTTTTGTTCTTTATCTGCCATTAATCTATTAAATCTATAAGTTTAAATACTGTTTCTAGTTTTATTTGATTAGTTTTATTTGTAAGAGTATTTTTTAATCCATGATGCAACGGCTTAGGCCATTTTGTAAATGATACCCATGCATATCCGTCGTGTTCATCATTTAACTTTGGGATAAATTCTTCGTTTACTAAGCACAAATATGTATGAAACTGGAACTTATCATCGTTACTTACAAAAGTTTCTAAAGGAATAGTTTTTTTAATTTTTACATCGCCAATTTCTTCAGATATTTCTCGTTTTAAACTTTCCCAAGGTGTTTCAGCACCTTCGTTTGTTCCGCCAACTAATCCCCAAAGGTTATTTTGTTTACCTTTAGTTCTATGTAAAAACAAAAATCTATGAGTATCTAAGGTGTAGAATAAGGCTCCACTGCAAATAATCTTTTCCATACAAATAATTATGCTAGAATTTTAAACGCCAGGTGCCATTTGGATATTCGCCTTCAAATGATAGTATCCATTCACCCGAATCCCATTTGTATTGTACACCTGTGTTAAGGTTTGTAGTATATGCAGTACCAGTATATGTACTTGCATCAAACACTACTTGCCAAGAAGTTCCGCTCCATTCAACAATGTCGTTAGCACTGGCTATAAAGTCTGTGCCGTCGTTGTTTTTCCAGTCATCTGCACCGTCAGTATTAATTGCATCTCCGATACTATTATCTAGTAATAAGAATCTGTAACCTGATGTTTTTAGTGTGGCAGGACTTGTTTTTTGAGGATCAATAATATAATGTATCTTATTATTATCTCCGCTTGGTCCAGTAAATACAGTATCACTAGGTAACGTATCTGCATCCCAGTTAACTATTAATTCGTTTGGGTTAGCAGTGTTTATAGCAACCGAGCCAACTATTTCTGTAGTTAAGTCTTTACGTTTTAAGCGTAGTTCTGTTATGCCAGCTTCGAATATTTCTGGAAAAGACTTAATATATGCGTCCCATAGTACTCCGCCTACAACTCCACGTCTTATAAGTTTTGCACTATTTCCTAATACTAATAATCCGTAATCCTTAAATGTGTTGAGGATAACATTTGTAGTATTGTCTTTTATTGCACCGGCATTTCTATTTTGACGGCTAATTTCACCAGTAGGTGTTATACCCACTGTTGTTCTTATGTCAGCACTCGGCACAGCAGTATCAGCATATGCAGTCAGTTCAGGTTTACTTTGCTCTAATCCAATAGTACCTCGTGATTCATCGTAGATACTTTGTACAATACTCGTAACTACACCTAGTCTTTTTACTTTGGTAGGTGGTGAAATGTATATTGGTGTTTTAAATCCTAGTGTAGCAACGTCTATTTCAGTTTCTGTGCCTACTGGAATACTTCTTGAACTAAATCCTATATTATCTAAATTTACTACACTTAAACTAGTCCAGTCAACGTAATTATCTGTGGTTTGTATTTCTAAACTTGGATTGAACAACATTAGAATTTGCTCCATTAATTGCAATTTCTGATCTGTATTTGTAGTCCACAAGTCCACATTTACACTGAGTGTATAAGGAGTTGGCATTAATCTTTCAACTGTATAATTTTTACCTTCAGTGTTTAAATATTCCTTACCATTACTATCGTATGCACGTTCTCTAATGTTTAATTTATTAACATAACTTGCATCGCTTAACCTAGCTGTATCCATTTCTAAACCGGTTATATACACAGCCATCCTCGGCGCACTTGGTATTTTATTTTCAGAATTGTCCCTAAGTATATGTCCAACTTGACGAGTAATATCACCGTACATTACAGGCACTTCTGTTAACTTACCACTACCATCCTTGTAAGAAAAGTTACTCATAAGTCTAACAATTTGCGTTATGTATCTTCTAATTTGTCCATCGTAAAAATGTTGCATTAATTATCCGCCTTAGGTCTAAGTGCTTTAGATAAACTTTGTCTTTGAGTTACAGATTCGCCACCTATTGTATCAGTGTTTGTGTTATTAACAAATGTGCCTTTTTGTGTAGATTTTGTATTTGTATTAGTAAGTGTCATACGCACTGAATCTTCTTGTTTAACCCAACGAGATCCGTCATTTCTAAATAATCTATTTGGCATAAAATCTGTCCTTAGGAAAAAGTCTCCTTCTACACTACTACCCGGGAATGTAATACCGTGTCCAAATGCTTCACCATTGCCCGGAATACCGTCACCTAATAAGTAACCTTGGTAACCTTCTCTTTTTGGAGTTTGCATCACTCTATCAGCAAGTTCATTTGCAGTGCTTGCATCTAATGTGTTTGTATCTGTAGTTACAAGTTCTACTTCACCGTTTTCGTCAGTAGCAAGACTAAAGTAATGACTAGTATCATAGCCTGATTTTGCTGCATCAGCTTCGGCTTGTGCAACTACTGCATTATTAATTTGCATTTCTTGCTCGTATGTAGACAATAAATCTCGTAATGTGTTACCGCCTGGATTACCTTCTTCTGCAGGTAAATCAAGTATCTCTTTGTATTCTTGACTATCCATTATCTGTTTAAGTTTAACTCTATACAGATGAGGATACCAAGTAGGTGAAAATCCTTCAGCAGCTCTGTTTACATCTTCAACAACAAAGAAACGTTTTAATGCTACACTATAATCGTTAAGAGCATACTCATCTTTTAGATGTGGTAATTCTATAACATCACCCGGCATTATCTTTCTACCTAGTGTTTTTACGCTTGAAGATATGTGTATAGTCATAAACAATGTATCGTTTGTTAAGAATAATCCAAATTGACTCATGTTAAAGTCAATGTCTTGGACATTGTATATACCTCTCAAACTATAAATGTCAGGATCGTATTTACGATCCCTGTTTTCCATAAACAACATATCTTGTATGTTAGTTTCAGCAACAGCATTATATTTTGGTTGATCAGCAGTCGCATCTGCTTCGTCAGGGTTTTTAGGCCCTAAATATTTGTGAATAAAAACATCTGTACCACCTACAGTGAACATTTCAAAGATGCGATTATCGATGAATTCGTAGTCTTTACCCTTTTCTGGTTTATATAAACTAAGTCTCGGCATACACATATTTATCGATACGATAAATACTATTGGAGAAACTAATCTTATGGCAACATTAAAAACTAAAAAACAAGAAATATTTGACTATGTATACGCTATGTTAGGCGGAGGTATGGTGGATGTAGAACTAGATCCAGTACACTATGAAACAGCTCTTACAAAAGCATTAACTAGATTTAGACAACGATCAGAAAATTCGGTAGAAGAAAGTTATTTTTTCATGCCTACAGTAACTGATCAAAATACTTATACGTTGCCAAACGAAATTGTAGAAGTACGTCAAATTTTTCGTAGATCAATAGGATCACGTTCAGGTGGCGGCGATGGCGGAACATTGTTTGAACCATTTAATTTAGCATACACAAATACATACTTGTTAGCAAGTTCGAATATGGGCGGACTAGCAACCTACGATTTCTTTAGTCAATACCAAGAATTAGTAGGTAGAATGTTTGGATCTTTTATAGAATTCAAATGGAATACAACAACTAAACAATTAACCATATTACAGCGTTCTCGTACAGAAGAAACACTTATGTTACTTTGCTACAACTATCGTCCAGATGAACAGATTATAGACGACTATTTGGCAAAACAATGGATAAAAGACTACACTGTCGCAACATGTAAATATATGTTAGGCGAAGCACGTTCAAAATTTGCTACTATTGCAGGACCACAAGGTGGCGGCCAACTTAATGGAGATGCACTCAAAGCAGAAGCCCAACAAGAAATGGAAAAACTTGAAGGCGAAGTGTCAACAGCAGTATCGGGCGGTACTGGTTATACCTTTACAATTGGTTAATTTTTTCTTTTATCTCTAAAATATTGTATAAAACTATTATAGCTAAGAGAGTTTTCACTTCTTGTAGCAATAAATTCCTTCAATGGTCGATAGTCGTGATCTACTAAAGTTTTTGTAAAAGGTATTTGTAAAAAATCTGATTCTATATTTTTCCTACACATTGCAGGATCAAGTAAACCTAAGCCTTTCATTACATGACTATATAGTCCCCATCCTGCAGCTCCAAAATAAGAAGGAAAGTCATTTGGTCCTGGAACTTTATATTTTGACATTTCGATTAAATTTTTAACATACTCAGTTTGTGTATTTCCTGATGAAATATATTTCCAAAATTCAGTATCATTTCTGCCCCCCATGTAATGCATAACAAGAAAGTCTCTTGTATCATCAAACAGAAGTCTTGTACGTTTATTATATAATTCTATAGATCCGGTATTTAAAGTATCTTTTGCATTGGAAAGTATAAATTCGTCAGATAGGGATTTTATCTGACAAAGTGTAGTGTGTATACTAGTTGCTTCTAATGGCTCCAAAAAGGCACTAGACAACCCTATAGCAATACAATTTTTAATCCATGACTCTTCTTGTCTTCCTGAATCAAATTTTATTAACGGAGAAGCATCTACCTTTGTACCTAATTTAGATTCAATTTCTAAATACGCTTGATCTGGAGTAATAAAATCTGTGTCAAATACATATCCGCATCCTTTTCGATCCATTAATGGTATTTGCCACATCCATCCTGCAGATAGTGCTGTTGCAGTAGTATAAGGTTCTGGCATTTCGTTTTGGTTATACGGTAGATGAAACGGTATTGCAGCTTTAACTGGTAAATTTTCTTTGTAACTATGCCATTTTGCACCTAATTTGTTAAGCAGTAATCTCTTAAAACCTGTGCAATCTATAAAAATATCTGATTTAATATTTTTTCCATCTGCACAATCTATACTAGAAATATAGCCCTTTTCGTCTAAGTTTACATTTATAACCTCGGTATCAAAATGCACTACATTATCTTTTTGTAAGCATTTTTTTCTAAAATATTGTCCTGCTAAATGTGCATCAATATGCATGGCGTGTGAAACATCTGTAAAATGCCCATTATTAAAATTACTCTTACCTGTTGATATATACGACCCCATTTGAGAAATTGATAATAACTCATCTTGGTCAGTTTCATATGCTAGTGCGTATTTTAAAAAAATATCTTCAGTATTTTCCGAAAATCCCCAACCATCAATAGGACCGTGGTAGTGCTGATTTTTATCTTTAGTCCACCCTTTGTGTTTTATAGAATATTTTAAAGTAGCACCAGTTTCGGATATAAATTCATTAATATCACAATCTAAGTCAAAAAATTCGTTACAAACTACATTAGTAAAAAATCCAGTGGTGCTTTCTCCTACACCTATTACACCTATCTTTTCTGACGATACTACAGTAACGTCATATAAAGGGTTCCTTCGAGAAATTACAAGTGCTGCTAACCATCCCGCTGTTCCTCCGCCTACTATTGTAATTTTGTCTTTTTTCATAGTTAAATCTCTTGACATTTGTCTATTTTTCGTATATAATAGCTTTATATTTAAGGAATAAAGTTATGATAATTGGCATTTGTGGTTTAATTGGTAGTGGCAAAGACTCTGTTGCAGATATTCTTGTACAAGAAAAAAACTTTAAAAAAATATCTTTTGCAGATAAGCTCAAAGACGGTGTAGCAACAGTCTTTGGTTGGGATCGATCAATGCTTGAAGGCAAAACAAGTAATAGTAGAGACTGGCGCGAAGAAAAAGATGATTTTTGGTCTGCAGAGTTAGGTAAAGATATAAGCCCAAGACTAGTATTACAGCTCTTTGGCACTGAATGTATGCGACAAGGATTTTATGATGGTGTATGGGTGAGCTTAGTTAAAAAGCATATAATAGAAAATCCAAAACAAAATTTTGTTATTCCTGACGTAAGATTTCCGAACGAAGCAAATATGATAAAAAGTATACATGGAGAAGTCTGGCGTATGCGTAGAGGTCCTGATCCTGTATGGTTTCGTATGTACCAAGATTTAGGTATAGAACCTACAGAAGTACATGAGTCTGAATGGGCTTGGGCTAATACAAACTTTAACAAAATATTAGATAATAACGGAACACTTCTTGAACTTAGAAGTCAGGTAAAAGGTCACCTTGTTTCCATCTAACTCCTTGTTTTTGTAGTAAACGTTGACAGTTAGCACATATTGTTTTAAGATTACTAGGCCTACAATTAAGTAAGTTACCGTCAATATGAAAAACATTAAACTGTTCAGTGTACTTACTTTCAAATGCACATTTTTCGCAATAATCTTTTTTATCATAACCTTTTTGTTTCCATAATGGTATACCATAATTAATACCATTGCGTAAACATCTTTCGCATAACTTCCTATAAAAGGTCTTTCCGTCTTTTTTGTAGTTTATTGCACAAGGACGCTGTTTGCATTTACATAAAGGTCTCATATTGTATTTACCTCACCTTTACGGTGCCTTTTTCTGGGCTGATATTAGCTGGTATTTAAAAATTTATGCTAAATAATAATAACAAAGTAATGTCCACGATAGGAGAATAACATGGCACTAGTATCCCCAGGCGTACAGGTTAGCGTAGTAGACGAAAGTTTTTACACACCCGCTGAACCAGGTACAACACCAATGATCTTTATTGCTTCGGCACAAGATAAAACAAATGCAGCAGGCACAGGTACAGCACCTGGCACTACAGCTGCAAATGCAGGAGTTCCATATCTGTTAACAAGTCAAAGAGACTTAGCAGATACATTTGGAGATCCAATTTTCAAATCTGATTCAAATAACAATATGATACACGGTGGCGAACTAAACGAATACGGATTGCAAGCTGCTTATTCATATTTAGGTATAGCAAACAGAGCTTTTGTAGTAAGAGCAGATGTTGATCTAGGAGAACTAGAACCAAGTGCAACTGCACCGGAGGCTGCGCCAGCAGACGGTACTTATTGGTTAGATACAGCAAATACATTATGGGGTATACAGCAATGGAATGGTGCAAGTGTTTTAAATTCAGGACAGGTATTTACAAATAAAGTACCAACAGTCATTACAGACAGCTCCGATTTATCAAATACAGGCTCTTTAGTAACTAATGGATATTCTGGGGAAATTCCGGTTAGTAGCATTGGAGCAGTAGGAAGTTATGCAGTTGTAGCAACTACAACTTTGATAAGAATTTTTTATAAAAATACAGACGGTGTATGGGTACTTGTCGGAAGTGATGTTTGGATTAAAGCATGGCCAA